GTACAATATTGGATAGCATTAGAACCTGACTCTGAATTTTAGAGAGTTATCGACTTATAAATCTATTGCGGAAGCAAAAAGAAAACTTGGTAAAACTGAATATTATATAATGAAAGAGGTGATAAGTGGAAAAAACAAAAGACTTCCTTTGGACAGAAGCGTATAGACCAAAACGAATTGAAGATTGTATATTAACTGAAGACTTAAAGAATACATTTACTCAATTTCTAAAACAAAAAGAAATACCAAATCTACTTTTATCAGGAAGCGCTGGAACAGGTAAGACTACTGTCGCTAGAGCTTTATGTGAAGAACTAGGTGCTGATTATATCATCATTAATGGTTCCGATGAAGGTAGACAAATTGATACAGTTAGAAGTAAAATTAAAAACTTTGCCTCTACTGTTTCTCTTACTGAAGACGCTAATCATAAAGTTGTTATAATAGACGAGGCTGATTATATGAATGCTGATAGTGTTCAACCAGCGTTAAGAAACTTCATTGAAACCTTTTATAAGAATTGTAGATTTATATTTACTTGTAATTATAAGAATAAAATCATACCAGCCCTACATAGTCGTTGTACAGTAATTGACTTTAAGATCAACAATGGTCAAGTCAAAAAGACTGCTGTGGCGTTTATGAAGCGCATGGAAGGCGTTTTAAAGGGTGAAGATATAGAGTTTGATAAGAATGTCTTAGCAGAGTTGATTCAAAAGTATTATCCTGACTTTAGAAGAACAATAAACGAACTACAAAGATACTCTGTAAGGGGTAAAATTGATAGTGGTATATTGTTTAATTTATCAGAAGTTAATACAAAAGAACTTGTAGCGTCTTTAAAAGATAAGAGATTCAACGATATGAGAAAATGGGTTGTTCAAAATTTAGATAAAGAACCTTCTCATTTGTTTAGAACCATATACGAACTTCTTTATACAAGTTTAGATTCTAAATCTGTTCCTCAATCCATACTTATTTTGGCTGGATACCAATATAAATCTGCGTTTGTTGCTGATCAAGAAATAAATATGATTGCTTGTCTAACAGAAATAATGGCAAGTTGTAAATTTAAATAAGAGAATAGAATGGCGAAAAGAACTTTATATAGAAAAATTATAGTAAAATTAAGAATGTTTTGGGCTGACATCAGAGGACATCATGGCAAAGTTTGGAATTATGAACCAAGCGAGTATTACATGGGTAGTCACAAAGGTCACAATAGACACAATAGAAAAAAATAGAAAGTCAAGTTTATATTATGTATCAATTATCAGACTATCTTAATGCAATTAATTTCACTAAGGAAAAATTACTAGACACAGATGACCTTACATGGGAGAAGAAATACCCTCCTTTTGTAATAAACAAGTGTCTTTCCATGCACTACGACTGTATAGCTCAAGCGAATGAAATGAATGGCTATCACTTTTTAGAGAAGAATGTCCAGTTTAATTTTTACATAAATAGTATTAGAAAAAAGAAGCGATTTGGTGGCAAGTGGTTATCACAAGCCAAGTTGAAGAATTTAGAGTATGTAAAAGAGTATTATGGATATAGCAATGAGAAAGCCAAATCTGCTCTCAGCATACTAACTGATAAACAAATTGAACATATAAAAGGTACCTTATTAAAAGGTGGGAGAACAAAATGAATGAAGAAATTGTAAATTGGTCAGTGGACAGTATGTTAGAGGTCACTATCAAACAACCAGACGACTTCCTAAAAATTAGAGAAACATTGACACGAATTGGTGTCGCTAGTAGAAAAGATAAAACACTATATCAATCTTGTCATATCTTACACAAACAAGGTAAGTATTACATCACACACTTTAAAGAACTATTTGCTTTAGACGGTAAGAAAGCAACTTTATCTGAAAACGATATTCAAAGACGAAATACCATATCCATCTTATTACAAGATTGGAATTTAATTGATATAGTAAATGGAACACAAGCTGAAAATAAGGCACCATTATCTCAAATAAAAGTATTACCTTTTAAAGAAAAAAAAGAATGGATACTATCTGCTAAATATAATATTGGTAAAAAAGTTGAAGAAACTAAGGAAGAAACAAAACCAGAGAATGAATAAATGTTGGTTCCTAAATTTAGAGAATATATAACAGAAACAGATATAGGTCGTAAAGATAAATCTATCACAGTAGCTATTGTCACAGTAGCTGATTCACAAGACCCTAAAGAAAATACAACAGCTGATTTAATTACAAAAGCATGTAAGAAAAAAAAGATTGAATGTATTATTGTAAATACTAAAACTACAATCATCACTTCAAAAGATGAAGACAAAGGTACTTTGACTGTATCAAACTATGACGGCAAAGGTGCTGAACATACTTTTACAGGTAGAGATACAGTTTGTATAACTAGAGGTGGCGCACTTGAAGATGAAGCTGGGTTATCTTTAATATCATCTTTTCAAAACTCACAAGCGTTTATGGTAAACACAAGAGCAGCAATGTTGACTTGTGATAATAAATTAACAACAGCTTTACTATTTGAGAAATTTGGTTTACCAACTCCAAAAACAGCATTCATTACAAACGAAAATAATATCAAAAGTGGTGTAGATATGATTGGTGGTAAATTTCCATTAATTCTAAAAACACTTACAGGTACACAAGGTGTTGGTGTTATTAAGATTGATACATACGAAGCTTTGGTGGCGACTGTACAAGCCATGTGGAAACTAGAGGCCGAACTTCTAATACAAGAATATATGCCTAGTAGTTTTGATGTAAGAACTTTCGTAATAGATAATAAAATTTTTGCTAGTACAAAAAGAACTCACAGTAGTTATGACTTTAGATCAAACACACACAGAGGCGCAGAGGCGTCACCATATATATTAAGTGATGAAGAAAGAGAACTTGTATTAAAAGCAAGTAGAGTATCCAGAGCTTACATGGTAGGTGTAGATCATATTGTACACAATAAAAAACCTTATCTATTAGAGATTAATGGTAGTCCTGGATCAGGCGCTGATTATGAAGGTTATCAACACAGAGATTATTATTCTGACGCAGAACCAGCTGGTAGAATAGATGGTGAACAGATGATGGCCAATGTAGTAGATTATATTTCCGATAGAGCTCATTGGGATAGACAATCACTTATAGAAACTGGTTGGTTAGAAACAGTTGAGTTAGATGAAGTAGGTAAAGTAAGAGTTAAGTTTGACACAGGTAATGGTTCAGCAGCTTGTGCTTTACACGCAGATGAAATTTTAGAAGATGGTAAGATTATTAAATGGAAATACAATGGTAAAACATTTAGTAAACCTAGACATGGTACAAGTAAAGTGTTTAGATCAAATGCAACAGATGAGCCATCAGAAACAAGACCAACTATATTAATGGATTTAACATTTAATGGTTTTACATATAAAGATATAGAGATTGGTTTAGACCAAAGACCTAGATCAGGTTCTGACTTACTTGTAAATAGAGATTTAATGCGATTAATGAATATTAGTGTCAACCCTAATAGAACATTTGTATTGAGTAAACGATTAAAACCGATTGACAAAAAAGGTAAAGATAAAAGAGTTGGTTTTGAACCAGATAAAGAAGACAATGACGAAAAATAAGCATTGACAAACAAGTCAACTTATGATATAGTATAACACAAATAGGAGATATTATGCAAGAAGTGAAAATAGTAAGAATGACTACTGGCGAAGATGTAATCGCTAAAGTAGGAGAGAACGACCAAGGCGTAAGTTTAAAACAAGCTTTCGTTATTATCCCACACCAACAAGGCCCTGGAAAACCTGTTCAATTAATGATGACTTTGTATGCACCTTATAGTAAGAGTGATACAGTCACAATTAAACCAGAGAACATTATTTCAACACAAGAACCAAAAGATGAGATTTTAAAATCTTACGAACAAAATACTAGTAGTATTATAAAAGCTCCAGGTCTAATTACAGAAAACTCAGTACCAAAATTATAGTGATAACTGTTAATTTTATTAGAGGAGAGGAAATTATTCCTGTCCAGGTTGACGAAGGTATGACATTGATGGAGGCGGCTAGAGATTACTCTACTAATCCTATTGATGAGATACCAGCAGATTGTTCAGGTTGTTGTGCTTGTGCTACTTGTCATATAATAGTAGATAGAAACTGGACTTTACTTGTAGGTCAACCTAATCAAGGTTCTATTGAAACAGATTTAATTGAATACGAAAAAGGTTATGATCGTATGCAAAGTAGATTGGCTTGTCAAATACAATTAGAAAAGAAACACGATGGTTTGGTTGTACATTTATTGGATAATCACAAAATTTAATTATGATAAAAGTTGAACTAGTAGATAAAATGGGGAATGACTTGACAG